TTCGCAAATATTCGTCAATGCAGGAACGGCAGGAACGCCGAGCATTTCGCCGACAGGTGACGGAAATACTGGAATATATTTTAGTGCGGCAGATGAAGTTACAATTGCAACAGGTGGATTTTCAAGAATGGATATCGGAAATACAGGATTCGCTTTTGGTTCAAGTAGCGTAGTAAATTCAAATTTTACTTTTTATCTTGAAGAAAACATTTCTACAACACGTTATCCTCTTGGCGCGTATTTAGCATTAGCCAATACAACAGCTACAGCCGCGGCACGATTCTTAAAATATGATAATACCAATTCAACGGCACAAGTTTATATTCAATTTGCTAATAATTTAGGCGGTACAGGTGGTGGGCAAATTAATGGAAATGGAGCGGCACAAGCGGCGTTTGGTTCATTTTCAGATGCAAGATTAAAAGAAAATATTGAAAATTTGCCAAATCAATTAGAAAATATAAACGATTTACGACCCGTTGAGTTTGACTATAAAGATGGAAGCGGACACCAAGTTGGATTTATTGCTCAGGAAATTCAAATGATATATCCCGATGCAGTAAGCATTGGAGCGGATGATTATCTGACGGTTACAGGATGGGGAAAGACAGAGGCGATACTAGTAAAAGCCATTCAAGAGTTAACAGAAAAAGTTGAAAATCTTGAATCACGCATAACAGCACTAGGAGGTTAAGTGATGAAACAAATTGCGGCAAATAGCGGTATTGCTTTCATCGGCTCAGCTATTGCATTTTTTTTCGGGGAGTGGAGCCAGATGTTAATGTTATTCTTTTTTGTCATCATCATGGATTATTTAACAGGCGTTATGGCGGCGATAATCGAAAAAAATTTATCATCAGCGATAGGATATAAAGGATTAATAAAAAAGTTCGGAATGGTTTTAGTTGTGGCATTAGCTAATCAACTCGACCAGTTTACAGGACAGAATGTCATCATGATTGGAGCAATATTCTTTTTTATCGCTAACGAGCTTGTGAGCATAACTGAAAATTATGGTCGTATTGGGTTACCATTACCGCCGCAACTTAAAAATATCATTAAGATATTGAGGGAAAAACAATGAGCGTATTTGCAGGGTACCGCATCACATCTCCATACGGCGACCGCATACATCCAATCAAAAAAACTAGTATATTTCATCGTGGGATTGATTTGGTGATTGGTCATCAAAAGCCAATACTATCCTTTACCGATGGTGAAGTCATCTTTGCAAAGGAAGGTAAGGAAGGCTCAGGATTCGGAAATTATGGAAATGTGGTTGCTGTGAGGGATTCCAATGGCGCATTACATTGTTATGCACACCTTCACACTATTGGCGTTAATGTGGGCAATTTGGTAAAGCGTGGCGACCCGATAGGCACTGAAGGAAACACAGGACAATCGGCAGGAAGTCACTTACATTATGAAGTTCGTCTTAAGGATTCGTCTTCATTTGGATTCGGCACACATACCGACCCTACAGAATACTTGACAAAATTTTATGCAGATGAATCAAAGGTTAGCGAATGGGCAAAGGATGCATTGGCATGGGCAGTACGTAATAAGTTTACAGATGATTCTAATCTAAAAGAGCCAATGACCAAAGAACAGATAATCACAATCCTACATAGGATATCGCAACGTTAAGCCGTAAGGCTTATTTTTTTTACTCAAAAAAATAATTTTAAAAAACATTGAAATATATTAAAATAGCGCTTTACATACAAATACATATCATGATATAATAAGGTATACCAAATAACAAGGAGACGATAAAAATGACAAGAAAAGAGCAGGAATTACAAGAAATTGCGAAATTACTAATGGGATTGGAAACATTGAAAACATCAGAAGATGAAGAAAAAAACTTCCCAACAATAAGCATTTGGAAAATTAGAAACGCATTAGAAGCCGCTTATGCCGCAGGTATGCAAAGAGGAATGAAAGAAGAATAAAAAAACGGATAAATAAATCAAAGGAGATAATACAATGACAAGAAAAGTTCAAGAAGTTTCGGGATATGTTCGATATTCATTAATTTATCAAATTGAAAAAATGATGCCAAGAAATTATGAAGCGAATCTAATCGTAGCAGAAAACAAACAATCATCAAGCATAATAATAAAATATAAAAATGATTCAATTCTAACAATTGGAATAAGCGACAATAAAACAAATGATGATGTTACAGTATCAATTTCAGAAGATGGAAAAGTAAAAAACATGAACAAATTGAAAAATGAAGTAAAAGAAATAATAATCAAGAGATTAAAAAAATATTAAAATAAAAGCCGATGGCGGCGGCAAATCCGCCCAATAAATCAAAGGAGTAATGACGATGGCGACAGGCGAAAACTTTAAGATGATTTCAGGATATGCAGGAAAAGAAAGGGAAAAAATCTTAGACGAAGCTTATAACATGAAAACAAATAATCCTCACATTCTAGCACTACGCAAAGAAATCGAATATTACAAGAATCATGCGAAGAATTGGGAAGATACAGCGACAGAATGGAAAGAAATGTATGAAGAATTAGAGGAACAAATTAAAAAATAACAAAAGCCGAGTATGTCGGAAATACCGACAAACAAACAAGGGAGCGATGACAAATGACAACTTGGACACAGAAAAACAACATTAAAAAATGGGTAGAGGAAAAATTATATGATGTAGTTGAAAAGTTATTGCCAGAAGGATTTGAGCTTGGATTTGATGCAAGCCGAATAAGCGAAAGCTCATACCTTACAATCACACATCCAAACGGATTAGATGGTTTTACAATCCGAATCAGCGCACATTTCAAACCATGCTATGGCGGCGAAATCAATGTACTAATGACAGACGGCGAAAGCATGAGAACGAAAACAGACATTAAAAAAGAAGTAATTGCAGAAGTAAAAAAGAATATTGCAATATATGCATAAAAATATTAAAATATTGGAAGGAGGTGAGAACATGAACAAAGAAAAGTTTGATAGAATCATTGATTTGCTTGACGAGTCAATCATGCGGAAAGTCAAAAAAAATTATTCAATCAGCATCAACGAGGAAGAAGAAACCGAAAAGGCATGCGAGAAGGTATTAGGCAGAAAAGCAACAGATGATGAATTTAACAAGGTTTTCATTTCAGATGAATTTACAAGCATTTTAGACGAAATTGATGATTTTATTAGATTTCGAGAAAAAGCCAAGGAAGGCAAAGGACACTTTGAAGATTTCACGCACGACAATCCATTCGGGAGCAAAGGAGGGTTCAGATATGACAAGTAGTAAAGTCCGCGCCGCGTTGGAATTGCGCCAGAAGATGCGAGAACATCGCAGATTAGCAAAATCTATGAATGCAGATTATCGAGAATTGGATTTGCAGTATGAAAATTTAGTTCAAAATTTTAATGTATCAGAACAGAAAGAATTTATTAAAATACTAGAGGAGGTAAAATGATGGAAAAAAAAGATATTTTGAAAGATTATATAACAGTTAATGAGCGAATACTTAAGTTTTATGAGCAGTACCCAGACGGTAGAATCATCACTAATATCGTATCATGGACAGAAGGAAGAATAGTAATGCAGGCGACCATATACCGCGACCATGAAACCGAAAAAGCTTTATCCATCGGACATGCATATGAACAAGAAGGAAGTACTTATATCAACAAAACATCAGCACTTGAAAATTGCGAAACATCGGCAGTCGGCAGAGCGTTGGCATTGGCAGGATTCGAGATTAAAAAGTCCATAGCAAGCCGCGAAGAAGTGGAAGCCGCACAGGCGAAGCAGGAACAGCTTAAGAAGGAAGAAGCCGCAGAGATACCAGAAATCATCAAATCATTGTATGAGGAAAAGTTCGGGAATCTTGAAAACTTTGAGTTAAATATCAATAAGCTTAAGGAACGTGGGTTTACGTATGAAGAAATCTATCAAAGGTTGGAGGGCAAAAAATGAACAGATTCGAGCTTAAAGGTTACATCTATGGCGAACCGCGATTATACGGAAGCGGAGAGAAAACAGTATGCAAGGCACTTATAAAGACAGAAAAAAGCTTCATCAATGTGACTGCATTTGCGGAAATGTCGCGAATCCTGCACTCACATAGAAAAGGCGAAGAAATTCATTGCGATGGCTCCATCAAATCAGGAAGTTACGAAAAGGAAGGAAAAAAGATTTACACGCAAGATTTGGTAATTGAAAAAATTTACGGAATCACGCAAAAAAAAGAAATTGATGATTGGATGAAATGAGATGGAGTACCAGACGATAGCCCGAGAAATAATCGAATGCGTTAAGAGATTGAAAGAGCAAGAACATTCCCTGGCAGATGCCGCCAGGGAACGCGCAACAATGGAATCATCATACCGAAAAGCTTTCGCCATCGAGATTATGAAACTTAAACAAATGGGGATACAAGCAAGCATTATAAAGGAGGTAGCACACGCAAATATCTCCGATATCGTATTACAACGCGAGTTGCAAGATTCACTTTTCATCGCAAAGCGAGAAAGCATTAGAGCCATCGAAACCGAGATATCAGCATGGCAGACAATTGCTAAATTTTATGAGCGGTGAATATTCTAAGCAGTTTCAAACACGCGGCAAACGCATAAAGCAAACGCAACGCCAGAAAGGCGACATAACCGCACAGACGCGACGAGAAGTGCAGGAACGTAGTAATGGAGCTTGCGAAATATGCGACCGCCAGAGAGCCACGCAAATGGCTCATATTACGAGCAGGAAAAGAATCGAGCATAAGACAACTGCAGATGATTTAATTCATGTATGCGTATCATGTCATCAATGGCTTGACCAGACACAAGAAGGAATAAAATATAAGGAGATGCGAAAATGAAATTATGGTTATACGGAAAGCTACTCAATAGTATGCTTAAAACAAAACGTTACAACAGATTTTATTTAAGATTGTGGGAATTATGGCACATCGAGAAAAGGAGGATAGATATGCGGAATCGCAACAATTTAACTAATGATATACGACTTTAATGAGCAGTTGCAGAAGGGCGAACGTTATGAGGATGAATTAGATATTTTTTTCAGTAAATTTTACAAGATTAAAAAAGTTACGATGGACGAACAGCGGCAGGGATTCGATAGGATTTTTGTAAGACCAGACGGAACGCAATTGAAAATCGAATACAAATCAGATGACAAAGCACGCACAACAGGAAACTTTTTTATTGAGCTTTATAGTGTGTTTCCTACTAAACAAGGTTGGGCATACACAAGTCAAAGCGATTATATCATTTATTTATTAGTTGATTGGCGGATTTATGTGATTGATACTCCAGATATGCGGCGATGGGTAGAAAAATGGAAATGTGAGGAACGTATCAGGACATGCCGAAACAAAGACTACGAATCACAAGGGATACTATTGCCACTTAAAAGAATCGAAGTTGTAACAAAAAAAATCTATGAAAAGGATGCAGATGAATGGAAACTTACTACACAGTAAAAGAAGTAGCTAAAATTTTAGGAATGGCAGAAATCACAATTAGACAATGGATGGGACGCGGTCAACTACAGTTTACCAAGTTTGGCACGAAATCAGTAAGAATTAGCAAAACAGAAGTTGAGCGAATCATCAATAATAAGTAGTACACAAGGGCATTGCATTTCGATGTAATGCCCTTACACTACTAATAAAAATGTGATAAAATGATAAAAAGGAGTGATAAAAATGAATGTTTACAAAGTAACTGAAGTTGCAAAAAGATTGGCGGTTCATCCTTTGACAATTCGCACGATGATAAAAAAAGGGCAAATTAAAGTTGTAAGAGTCAACGAGCATACTATGCGTATTCCGCAATCGGAGCTTGATAGGCTATTGGAGGTGAAGTAATGGCAGATAACAAAAAATATTATTATTTAAAATTAAAGGATAATTTTTTTGATAGTGATTCGATGATTGTATTGGAGTCAATGCCCGATGGATATTTATATTCAAATATTTTATTGAAATTATATTTAAGAAGTTTGAAGAATGAAGGCAAGTTAATGTTTAATGACCGTATCCCGTATAATTCTACTATTTTAGCTCAAGTTGTTAGGCATAACGTTGGAGTAGTTGAAAAGGCATTAAAAATATTTAAGGAATTAGATTTAATCGAAATTATGGATAATGGAGCTATTTATATTTTAGATATACAGAATTTTATAGGTCATTCATCAAGCGAAGCCGATAGAATAAGAGAATACAGAAACAAAGTAAATGATGAAAAAGATGTACAAATGTTACAACAAACGTACGACAAATGTACACCAGAGATAGAGATAGAGTTAGAGAAAGAATTAAAGTTAAAGAAAGATATAGATATAAAAAAAGAATCATGTATACAAAATGTACACAAAGTGTATACAAAGAAAAAAAATAGTCCAGAAGCAGAAGAAATCTTATCCTACTTGAACCTAAAAAGCGGTTCAAATTATAGGTTGATAGATTCGAATTTAAAATTAATAGATTCAATAATTAAAAAAGGTTACACAAAAGAAGATTGTATAATAGTAATAGATAAAAAGGTGCAGGAATGGACCGGAACTGATATGCAACAGTATCTCCGACCATTGACACTATTTAGCTCAAAGTTTGATGCATATCTCAATCAGCCAATGACCAGAAAAAGAAGTAACTTTGAGCAGACACAAGACAATCTCAAAAACTTATATGATAAATATGGAGGGGAGCAGGATGGAGAAGAAAGAAGTAGTAAAAATATTTTCGATATTTAGTGTATGTTATCCAAAATTTATTGAATCAGGAAAAGAAGAATTAATGTTGGAAGTATGGCACTCAATGCTCAGCCGCTATCCGTATGAGCTTGTAAAACATGCCGCGGAAACTCACATTAAATCATCCAGATTCGCGCCAACAATCCATGACATTATTCAGCACATAATCGAATACGAGAACATTGGCAAGCTTGACGGTATGAGCGCATGGGGAATGGTCATTAAAGCGATTCGCAATTATGGATATTATCGAGAAGCTGAAGCATTGCAGAGTATGCCGCCAGAAGTAGCAGAAGTGGTAAATGCGATGGGATGGCAAACACTTTGCCTATCGGAAAACGAAATCGCAGACCGCGCACACTTTATTAAAGCTTATGATACGATGCACAAGCGGGAACAGCAAGTTGCGCTCATGCGTGGGAATGATTATTTGAAGTTAGGGAGATGAAACAATGAAACCATTAATACTTAAGTTACCGCCATCGGTAAATCATATGTACATTAATGCTAAGATACGCGGCAGGAACATGAGAATCCTTAACAAGTATGCAAATGATTGGTATAAGGATGCATTAGAAAAAACTATTGCTTATGTGGAGGAATCCCAATGGGAAACGGCAGAAGAAAAAGTTATCCTTGAATTATATTTTTTTTATCCCAATGCAAGATTGAGAGATTCGCATAATACATTAAAGATTCTTTTGGATTTGTTGGAGCGTGGTAGGATTTACACCAATGATAAATTCGCATTGCCGCGAGTCATGGACTTCACGTTAGATAAGGCGCATCCGCGAGTTGAAATCTTTTTAAAAAAGATGGAGAATGATTAAAAATAAAGCTTTACATATAATAATATAGTATGATAAAATTAGGCATAGCCAAAAAAAGGAGATGAACACAATGAACAAATACGATGCATATTGGGCAGAGCAACAAAAGAAAGCAGAAGCAAAAAAAGAACAAGCAAGAATTAAAAAAGAAGAAGAAAAGAAAGCAATGCTAAAAGATGTAAAGTTAGAAGGCGAACACGAATTAACAGGAAAGACGAAATCAGGAAAAGAAGTAAAATTTGAAAAATGTTGGGGAGTAAGCAAGCAAAGCCGATGGGCAGGAACATTATCAGTAAAGCAAGATGACGAATGGGTTACAGTATTTACAAAAGGTTACGAAAGCAAAGCACTTCAATGGATGGCGAAAAACTAAAAGCGAGGCGGTGTAACAGCCGCCTAATCAATAAAAGGAGGTGAAAAAAATGGAGAGATTAGAACAACAAATTGTGAATAAAATTGAATCATTAATCGATTTACTCACAGAAGGAGAATTGGATACAGTAGAAAAGGCAAGAATCAAAGGAATGATACAAGGATTAGAAAATGCGATTGTGATGATGAACAGATTGAAATAATCAAAGCATGCCGATGTAAATATCGTTCAATCAATCAAAGGAGGTGAGCAAATGCAAAAGACATGGGATGAAATCACACTTGACGAAATCATCAACGGATTCGGAGAAACTGAATTAATGGATGAGGACATCGCAACAGGAATTACAGATGAGGATATCAGCGAATGGGTTTACGGATGGATGATGGAATAAAGGCGAGGCGGTGTAAAAACCGCCTAATAAAACAAAGGAGAGATGACAATGTTCACAACAGTATTGCAAGCTACCTACACCAATGATGATGGCGACAAACTAGAATTTCTTTTTACGGATTATGCAGAATTTAAAGCGAAATTCAAATTGCACGATGAATTGATTGAAGAAGGTTTCGAGCTTGAGTTTGAAGATGTTTTAAGCACCAGAGATTGCGAATACGAGGATATCGAAGCATTGGAATACAAGGATTGCTAATCACACAGCCGAGCGGAGCGGCTAAACTCCGCAAATCATCTAAAAGGAGAATCAAATGTTCAGCAAAAAAATGAAAGAAGCAATTAAAGAATATTGGAAAGATGATGACGGTTATTGGGTAATATTAAAAGAAGGATACGAAGCACAGCATGACGGCGCAAGAACAGTTAATGGTGAAACCTACTCTGATTTAATTAGAGAAATGAAGCTAATCAAAAGGAGTTAATAAAATGGAATGCAGAATCAAGAAAATCAAAAAAGAATATGTTGTTTACATTAATGACAAACAAGATAAGAAGTTTATTAATCTAGAACTAGCATTGGATTATATCAAATGGATAAAAGGAGTGAAGAACAATGATTAAGTATCAAGGGATTGTAATTGATAGGCTCAACGGCGAATCAGTAAAAACACGTTATTATACTACATGGGAACAAGCACAAGCCGCGGCGGAGAATCTCAGCGAAAAATATTATCATGAATCACGTAGTAACATTACAGTTGTAAGCAAGATAAACACAAAAGATAGATTTTATAAGTCTATCGCCAAAATAATATGACACAAGAAACCGCACAGCTACTTATAACCATTGTAGTTATCAATGTCATAATAACAATAGCATTATTTACAGCGATGGTGATTCTTATATGGATGGAGGCGAGAGATTGAAAAAAATAATATGTACAGAATGTGCAGGAACTGGATACATCAAAATCGAAGATACAATTGAGCCATGTGTAACATGTCATGCGAATGGATATCTCTTGTATGTGGAAGAAAATGAAGCATACGGGCAGGATTGCAAGAAAGGAGAATGTGAACAATGAAAATTGGTATTTTGGATATCGACACCAAAAGAGAAACTAATAATCTTGGCAGGCGCGAGAGATATCCAAATATCGCATGCGGTAAAATTTACGGATATCACAAGCTAAATGGAGATGAAATTTTTTATCCATACAACAACGAAAAAGTGGATAAGCTTTATATATCAACTATTTTTACGAATACAAGACCAATGATTAAGCGAATGATGCCATTATGGGAACAAAGAGCCAAAGAGATTATAATAGGTGGAACTGGATGGGATGACTACACAAAAGCACCTTATACAGTCACAGAATTGCCGCCAGAAATAGCCACTATATCTCATGTTCCTTGGACTTATGAAATGTATAACATTGATTATGGGATTGGATTTACAACACGAGGTTGTCACGTAGGTTGCGCCTTTTGTGTGGTACCTAAAAAAGAAGGATTGCAAGAATATAGAGAAATGCAAGTAAAGGATTTAATCAATCCAAGAAGCAATCATTTGATACTTATGAATAACAACTCATTTGCCCATCGAGATTTCATGAATGATGTTGAGCAAATAAAATTCCATAATCTTTCAATTCATTGGGACCAAGCGAATGACATCACATTAGTTACTCCAGAAATAGCAAAAGCATTAAAAAGCGTTAACTATCGCGGATACAATCCCAACAAAAAACAATTATTCTTTGCATTTGATTTAATAACAAAAAAGAAGATTGACCAAGAAACAGGCGGAACAGTTACATATGATATGATGAAAATCGTTCCAGAAAAAGTTAAGTTATTGCAGGAGTATGGAATCCCGCCATATCATTTGAAATTTTATATGCTTATTGGATTTAATACCACAGAGGAAGAAGATTTAATGCGAGTGGATTGCTTAAGAGAATTGAATTGTGATATTTATCCGATGCTATTCAGAGATTTAAACGGAAAGGTTGGAGTAGATGGAAACGGAAAACAGCAATCATTTCATGTAAGAGCGATGCGTGATTGGATTCATTCAGGATTATATCGTAAAACTGATTTTAAAGACTTTACCAGACGTGAAGAACATAGAATTCAAAGAGAGAAAAAAGAAAGTCAACTAACATTATTTTGAGGTGATTAAATGAACTGGAATCAAGCAACTGATGAACAGTTAAAAGAAATCATATTTAATGACAACGAATGCGAGCTTAAATATAAATGGCAAGCACTTCACGAAATGAGGCGAAGGAATGGACAAAATAAACCCAAATCATTATAAGTTTGGCGGCATAGAAACCATCGACTACATCGCGGCAAAGATGACACCAGAAGCCTTTGAAGGATACTTGCAAGGGAATGTCATTAAATATATAAGCCGATACAATGAAAAGAATGGGATTGAAGATTTACATAAGGCAGAATGGTATTTATGCAGATTAATCGCAGTCAAGGAGTCGATGAAATGAAAGAAACTGAAAAGATGATGTTTTTAATACAAGAAATAAGAAAGATGAAAACAAGTATACAAGAATCGATTGAACAAATAGCATATTTAAGAGGGAAGTTATCAGCTTATGAACATGCGTTTGAAGAAATGTTTGAATCAGAAAAGGAGATTAAACAATGAAAGATTATCATATGTATTTCAGCATTATATCGGAGCCACTAGAAAGCCAATTGAATAAACAAGGATATACATTGGGAGAGAATCACGAACGTTATGACACGATGCTTAAACATATATTTGCCTTCCACATGAATGGAATATTAACAAAGGGCGAAACCGATAGAGCATTGGAAAGATACAATAAATTTATTAGAGGAATAGCAAAGGAGATGAAACAATGAATGACATATTAAAAGCGATTATAGCAGGATTAGGATTCGGATTACTTTTTTCCGCCGCTTATTTTATTGGATGGTGGACATTATGAAATTGACAGAAAAGCAAAAAGCAGTAATGGAGCAATTTAGAAATACTACATCATCCTCAGAAGTTAAAAAGTCTTTGAATTGGAGTCATCGAGAAGCGGAGAATGTTATATATGTATTGTTTTTAAAAGCGATATTAAAAAGGATTAGAAAAGGTCATTATATTATTAACCATGGCGAAGCTAAGGATATTACAGTTAATTTTAAACCGCTAGAAATTAAAGAACTTGGAAAGTTTGACCAGATACCAGATAACTTATGGCAATACATTTGGAACAATCGGAAAAGGAGATGTTCAGAATTAAAACAGATAACAGGAATACCGCGATTCTACATCCGGCAATACATTTACGGCAGGATGTTGGAAGAGTTCCCGAGGCACCGCGAGTATTAAGCGGGGAGTATCTTGGAGCAAGTGAAATTAATATCATTATGACACAGCGAAACCGCTCAACTTATAATCTTGCACAAGAAAAAGTAGGAATAATTCCACGCAAGGAAGTTGACAACATGTATACCAGATACGGAAACGAGATGGAGCCGCATATCATTAACGAGATTGAAAAGAAAGGATACAGCTTCATGACCGCTAAACAGCGATGCCATGATTACAAGTTAAGCGGTGTACTAGATGGGATTGACTATGAACGCAACATCATCTTGGAGGTGAAAACCTTTACTTACATCCCAGATATGCAAAGTTATTTAAATCAGATTCATGTTTATTTTCACATTTTTAAAATGGAAAAAGCTATATTAGCATTATACCAACGCAATGAGCATTTTGACCCAAAAACAATAGAATTGTATAATATAAGTATCGATAGGGAACGCCTGCATGATATTTTAATCGCAGTTCGAACATTTTGGAAAAAATGCGAAATTTTACGGAATAATCCAGAAATGAAAAAGAAGAAATTTGACGCATTGGAGGCGAAAGCATGAAACCTTATGAGCAATTAGCTAATGAAATAATCATCACAGCAGTTGATGAATATAAATCATGCTTAAAAGCACTAAAAAAAGACAAAGATAATAAAACGCTCCGAAACTTTCGAATCAAGACAGAACAATTTTTTTATAGCGAATGGTTTAATAATTTAACTAACGTCAATCCTAAATATTTAATTAAAAAGATAAAGGAGAAAATATGATACTCTTAGACAAGAAAATGTTAATAAACTTTTTAAGAGATTTGCAGGAATCAGGATATGACATAAATACGATACATCAAGTTTTAAAAGAAGTTTATGACGGTACATTTGATGAACATGACCCAAGATTGATTAATAAGCGGATGCAGATATTCGAAAGAATCTCCATCGAACGCGAGCGGCAAGATGAATTGCATGAATTTCCTCATCATATTAGATTGGCGGTATTGATGGAAGAAGTCGGAGAAGTAGCCAAGGAATTGCAAGAGGAAGAACAATATAAGAATGTTATTAACTTATATATAGAGCTAATACAAACGGCGGCGGTGTGTGTAAGATGGATTGAGGAAATTGGCAAGGAGTTGAAACAATGAACATCATCTATAAACCAATCAGCGAGTTAATACCATATGTAAACAATCCACGCAAAAACGATAAAGCAGTCGATGCAGTAGCGTCATCTATTAAAAATTTCGGATTTAAGAATCCTATTATTATCGATGGCAACAATGAAATCGTGGCAGGACATACCAGATTAAAAGCGGCGAAGAAATTAGGTATAGCAAGCGTTCCTTGCATAATCGCGGATGATTTGACACCAAGCCAAATAAAGGCTTTTAGGATAGCCGATAATAGAGTAAGTGAACAAAGTCATTGGGATTTAGATTTATTAGCAATAGAACTAGACGGATTAAATGAATTTACGGGATTTGATGAAAATAGTTTTAAAATGGAATTAAAAAAAGCAGAAGAAGATGAATTTAATGCTGAATTAACAGATTCAGTTGTAAAGTTAGGAGATATATGGGAATTAGGCAATCATCGTTTAATGTGTGGAGATAGTACAAATTCCAAAGATGTTTCAAAGTTGATGATAAATAAAGCTAGAATATTGTTCACTAGCCCGCCTTATTCAGATATAAGAGATTATAATGGAGAAAAAGACCTTTCCATTAAAAATTTAATAAAATTCATCGAATGTTACAAAAAATACACTGATTATCAAATTATTAATCTTGGAATACAAAGAAAAAACCATGAATTAATAGAATATTGGAATGATTATATAGAAAAATCAAAAGAAGTAGGATATAAATTTTTATCTTGGAATGTATGGAACAAAATAGAAAGCGGGAGTATTGGACAATCAAGTGCAATGTTTGCAATAAATCACGAATGGATATTCGTATTTGGAATTGATTCCTATGAATTAAATTTAACTGTAGAAAAAAAGAAAGAAAGCATTAAAAAAGGTGGATTGAGAACAGTTAGACAAAAAGACGGAAGCACTAAATACAGTAGTAAAGGCGATACAATGAAAAAATTTAAAAAGATGATGACAGTACAAACAATTTTATACGAACTAGGAGAAAATAGAAAAAATCATCCTGCTCCATTTCCGATTGAATTGCCATTTGAATATATACAAGCGATGACTGATGAAAATGATATAATCATAGAGCCATTTGCAGGTTCAGGAACTACTATATTGGCTTCTGAACAATTAAACAGAAGATGCTATGCGATGGAGTTAGACGAAAAATTTTGTGATGTTATTATAAGAAGATGGGAGCAATACACAGGAAAGAAGGCGATAAAATGCGAAAGCTAGGCAGACCTAAAAAAGAAATTGACTTCGAAGCATTGGAAAAGTTATGCATGATACAATGCACAGGCGAAGAAATAGCAGATTATTTTAATATTAACTATGATACATTAGATAGAATCATAAAAGATGAATATAATATGAATTTTTCGGAGTATTTTGCTAAAAACAGAGGCAAAGGCAAAATGAGCTTGAGACGCGCACAATATACAGCGGCAATGGCAGGTAATACAACTATGCTAGTATGGCTCGGTAAGAATTGGCTAAGCCAGACAGACAAGCAGGAGATAAGCCATCAAGGCGACAATATTATAAAAGTGAGAATAACAGATGATTGAATATGAGATTAGCCGCGGAAAGTTTAATGCGGCTTATTTACCTTATATAGACGATACTACACCACTACAAATATTTTTCGGTGGGAGTGCATCAGGAAAGAGTTATTTCCTCGCACAGCGCACTATAATAGATGTGGTAGCTAATCAGCGGAATTATCTCATATGTCGAAAGACCGCCAGAACAATAAAACGAAGCGTAATGAATGAATTGATTAAAGCAATCGATAATTTGAAGATGAATAATCTATTCGAGCTTAACAAATCAGACAATTCATTGACATGCAAGAACGGATGCCAGATACTCACCGCGGGATTGGATGACACAGAAAAAATAAAGTCAATTACACCATCGCAAGGAGTCATCACCGATATATGGATAGAGGAAGCTACGGAAGTTGAATATGAGGATGTTCAGCAGTTAAAGAAACGTTTGCGCGGAGAATCAAAGTTAACTAAAAGGTTTATTATGTCATTTAATCCTATTTATCAAACACATTGGTTATTTAAAGAGTATTTTCAAACTTTTGAAGGGACATTTTTTAAAAATGATGATATGATGATATTAAAGACTACTTATAAAGATAATCGATTTTTAACACAACAAGATATATTTAATATGGAAAACGAAAAAGATGAATATTATTACAATGTTTATACTTTGGGTAATTGGGGAGTTTTAGGTAGAACAATATTCAAAAATTATGTAGTTGAAGAATTTGATTATTCAACATTCGATAATTACTATAATGGATTGGATTTCGGATTTGCAACAGACCCTTCCGCATTGATAAGGATACATTATGACAAAAACAATAAAATAATTTATATTATAGATGAGTTTGCGGAATTAGAAATGACTAATGACATGTTAGC